CCTCTTGGAAAAGATGGCACAGCGAAGGCGTATGGGTAGTTATTATTAATTACTTCATCTTCTTTGTTGGGGCAGCCATCTTCTTGTAAGTGGTCGCAGCCTTCTTCAAAGCAGAGCTGTATGTCGCCTTAGGATCCTTCTTCTTCATCTCGGCGAACGTCTTCTGTGCATGAGTAATCCAAGCGGACGGCATTTGTTTTATAATACGGTGGGATTTGTTTTTGATGGGTCGCCAATTCCAGGTTCAAGCGTTGGCTTCATATTTCGTGAATTCATCAATTGTCCCCGAATAAATGTAGTTCCTGGAGTTTCCATAGGCTTCATAGGAATATCAGGATTATACATGGTATTTCCTACGATGTATGGAAGTGTAGGTAGAGGCTTAATTGAACGCTCTAGTGGCATACGATATGCTGGTACTCCATAACCTTCACTCAACATCTCATTATTTATCACAGCAGGACGAGTCTGCACATTGTCAAAAATGGCACTGCGTAGATTTGCTCGTTGCTTACGCCTCATAGTTTGCCGCTGCATCATCAGAGCTGTATTATCAGGAATTGCCCTCATAACACGCATTTGTCCAACATTCTGATTCTGCATAATACTACCGATGGTCTGTCCCGTCTGCATATCCATTCCTTGCGATCGTATTTGACCAACACGCATCATTTATTGCTAATCACAGAATTTAAATTAATCTACTGACTACTAATAAATGATGAAGTCAATGCTTCTTAAGAATCCCATTCCTACTGAGAGGATCTTTTTCCGTGCTGGTGGTGATGGAGTTCCCATTCTAACGAAGAATCCATCTCAATCTACTGCTGGTGTTCAGACTTTTGGTTTGCCTTCAGGAAATTCTACAGGTGGTTCAGCGAATAAGACATCTCTCGGTTCTATTCGTATGGGTGATGATGATGGTAACGGACCCGCATCTGCAATTGTAGGAGGACCAGGTGATATTTTCTTTCCTTATCGTGCACCCGATCGTAAGTTTCCTCAAGTGATGTTTGAGAGTACTGGCTTTAACGTATTTCAGCCCGAAACTATTCAGACGGCTGCGGCTACTTCTGCTCTTCTTACGGCTTTGGGCGATCGCAGGTTTAAGGCTACGGAATCGGCTCCGTTTGAGGATTACTTTGTTACGCAGAAAATGGCTACGGCTGTAGATGAGGCAGCTCGTAATGCTGGTCTTGAGGATTTAGGATATTCTCGTGAAATTATGCGTAATTTGGTCGCTGAGCGTCGTAAGATTAATGAAGATGATTTTATGCGTCGTATGCTTGATGCTGGTATGACTGCTGCGGATGCTCAGAAGGAGATTGATGATGTGCGTAAGGCTGCTGCTCTACAGGAAGTACGAAAGGTTGATGATCGCACATACCAGGCTAAGCTTCTCATTCAGCGTATTGCTAGGTCACGTGGTGTGCTATCTTCTGTCAATGAGCCACTAAACTCAACTGGTGCTATTGAGAATCCTCAGCTGAACGAGCGTATGGCGGATGCTTCGGGACAGCCCGAGAATGCGTTTGGCTCTTCTCCTCTTGATCGTGATCGTCAATTCTTAACTCCCGATTTCTACAAGCGTATGCTTCGTCGTACTGCTTTAACGCAGGAAGGTGGCGACGAAATGGCTGCTCTTGCTACGGCTACAGCACAGGCAACTGGTGCTGTTCCTACACCCAGTATGTTGCGTGGTCTTGAGCGTGAGAATGCTATTGAACGTGCTCGTGATGCTGTTGCTTCTCGGCTAGATTCTGCATCAAATCGTAAGCGTACGATGCTTCCTCTACCTCCTGTTGCCGAACCTTTTGCTGATATTCTGCGTCCTGCGTATCGCAATAAGACTCCTGGTGCTATGGCTCGGTTCAAGGACGAAGATGTTCAGGATCTCAGTGCTTTTGGAGATTTTGTAGCTCTAAATCAGGCTATTGCTCTTGATCCTTCAAAGCTTACACAACTGAAGCGTATACTTGCTGGTCAGCGTCTTACGGAAGCAGGACGGCAGGGAGATGTTCCTCGTCGTGATATTCGTGGTCTGTTGCGTGAACTCACGATTGACGTTGTTGGAACGCCTGAACTAAGCTTACCTTTTGCGGGTGAGAGTCGTGCGATTGACGATGTGTCAATCTTCAATGTGCTTTCTCGTATTAAGGGAAGTTCTACTGGAGATATTCGGGCTATAGAATCACAAATGACTGGCTATGGAGCATTACTAGAAGAAGCGTTTCGTGGTCTACCTGCTGGAGCTCAGTTGCCTGAACCGATTGATGCTCGTAGCGAAGCTCGTCGTGCTGCCGATGAAGGACGTGCTTCCCGTCCTGTTGTCAGTGCTCCTGAAGCTCGTATTAGTGGAGATGTAGGTCGTGCTGCTCCTGCTCTAACTGGTGGTCAAGTTGTAATGGGTGCTCCTGAAGGTCGTGCTGCTCCTCCTGAAGGTGGGCGTGCTACATATAGCAAAGCTCAGCTTGATACTATGACTGAAAAGCAAGTACAGACACTTGCTGGACAACTCGGACTTGGTAAAGGCAGAAAGAAAGCATTGATTAACAAGATTCTCGGGGCACAATAAAAAACTATGATATAATATAAAATGTCTTTGACGGCTGGTAATTTGTTCATTTCGTCGTATAACAATCAGGATTTTGATACATCTACGAACTTTTCAATTACTCTAGCTGTTCCTGTGACGAAGGCTAAGAAGGTTCGTTTGCTTGGAGCTACTCTGCCAAATTTATTTATGCCTTTTGGTGATAACGACAAACTTTGGGAATTCAAGGTTGGTGCTGGTACACATTCAATGAATTTTGATACTACAATTCGTTGGGCTACTATTGCTGATTTTGTATCGTATGTAAACAATACTTTATTTCCTTCTGCTTTTCCCAGTGCTTGTCCTGCGACTATTGCCTATGATGCTAATAAGAATCAGCTTTATCTCACTGCTAATAATCCAGGCGAGGTTATTGTGATGCCTGGTTGGTCTTGGAACAATTCGTTTGGAACTGCTGTTGCTTATAATGCTAACTATCGTCTTGGTTGGACAAGTATTCGGGCTGTTTCAGGAACTACTACTTTATATGCCGATGGATTTCCAAACGTGTTTAATCGCACAAATGTAGTTTATGTCACTACAAACATCAGTACGGATTCTAACAACGATGCTAATGTAGCTAATATTTTAGGTCGTATTCCAATGTCAAGTGGTTGGGGTTCGCTTGTAAATTACGAAAATGTTCATAGCGAATTTTCTAGTCCTATTTTTTCACCGAATATAAAGGAAATTCAGATTCGTCTTCTTGATGAAGATTATCAAGTTCTTACAAATCCTAACAATGCATACTTCAATATTGTTTTCGGTATTGAATATTAATATCTTTCTGTAGTATAATGGGAACTAATTACATAGTTCCTCAAGCTTCTCCTTTTAAAGAGAATGGTGTATCAAGTGTAGTTGCTGGTATTAATGTTTCTGTATATCCTGGAACTGGTTCTGTTCTTATTGCTGATTTAGCAGGTACAAGTTATGTTAGTAGTATTAATTCTGTAATTAACGCTGTACAACTTGTTCCTGGAACTGTAGGAACTGTTATTACTGATGTCGGAAGTGATACCATAGTTATTTCACTGAGAGTTGCTGATATTGAATCAGGAGCAAGAACCGCTGTAATACCTAATGCAGGAAGTTATACTATAAACTTTCTCTAGTGTATGTATAAATGGCACTTGTTGATACAAATTGGGTTGTTCCAAGTGGTAATCCTATTAATGCAGCACCTGGAGTAGCAAGTATTTCAGCTGGTAGTGGTATTACTGTTACTGGTACTGATATCAACCCTATTGTTTCTGCGACTAGCGGAGCTGGTGCTGTTCAGTCTGTTGATGGTCTAATTGGAGCACTCAGTATTGTTGGTGGTGCTGGTATGACTGTTACGACAAATGGACAGGATATTATATTAGATGCTGCCGTTACTTCACTTGTGGCTGGTAATGGTTGTTCCATTGATGAATTTCCTCCTGGAAGCAGAATTTATACGATTACGAATACTGCTGCTTTAACGGCAGGTACAATGTCAAGTTATACGCAGGAACTTGATGTTCCTGATGGTACATTTGTAGTTGGTGGTGGTGTGCCTTTGAATGTAGGATATGTTCAGCCTGTTCCTGGAGGCGTTGATGCTGGTAAAAACGGAAGCATTTTTCTCGAACTTACAATGTGTGGAGTTGGACAAAAAGTTGGGCAAGGAAGTACTTCTAATCAAATATCTTGCGGTGTTTATATTGATAGGGGTGGAGGTAACGTTCAACTTATTACTGGATATGTCGGACCTCTTCAGCAGCAAATTAACGTGAATTGGGGAAATAATATTCCAAATCTCAATAATCAGGGTGTTATACCGAATCTATTACGTGCAGCTGTTACGTGGGAAGATTATTCTTCGGGTAATCTATTCTTTGGCTATTTTGCCGCTTTTCCGCTGTTAGATATCCCATACTACGAATTTACAAGTTTAAAGTATAATTTGAATACTATTTATATTGCTTAAATAAATTCTTGGAACATAATAAAATGAACGAAAATAAAGACGAGCCCAAGCTAACTTCTCAGCAGCGGTATCGTAGTAGCGACAAGTGTAAGGCAGCCCGTCAGCGCTACTATGAATCTAAGGGACGTGAAAAGGCACGAGAGTACTATCTACTCAATAAAGAGAAGATCCTGGAGAGGTCAAAGCAACGGTATGAAGAGTCTAAGAACAATGACTTGAAGATTGACTTGATGTGACCTAAAAGATAGCACAAAAGGAATAACCAGGTGAATAAAACGACTAGTTGGAAAAGGTTGCCGTCGCCACAATTTTTTCAGGGAATATAGCAAAGATGCGACCCTTAAAATATTCAGATAAGCAACGCCGTGATCTGTATGAGCAGGTTTTTGTTGCTTATTCTGCGGGAACCATTGAAAAGAAGCAGTACCAAGCCCGTATTGCCAGGTTGAATAAGCAGGAACTCGCAGCCCGAGAGCGAGTGAAGCAGAAAAAGATCAGGGATCAGGCAAAAAAGTTTGCAGGTCAGGTCAGGCAGAAACAGGTTCAGTATATCCGTAGCATCGCTATCCGTAAGAATGAAGGATTGAGCGGTCAAGCGTTTAAGGGTGCTGTTACGACCGATGCGTATGATTTCAGCCCTGATATACACCTAACTTCTAAAGATACATTAGCCAGTGAAACCGAAGTTGTGGAACGTGCTGTAGATTTGATTATGGAGCAAATCAGGACTGATGGATTCAGGAAGATGCGTGACAGGAACAAACCGAGTTTGCTAATATCTCTTCAAACACAGGCGGAAGGACGAGCTTCTCAATTTTTCAGCATTGGTAAGGCGTACAACTACCCATTTGATTTGACAAAAGTGAGAAACGATATTCGTGCCAAACTACGATACATTATCAGCCGTGAAGAGTTTTACAATACAAAGCTGTTTTTGAGGAGTTTTATGATTAAGAAAGTTGAGGCAAAAATTTATACCAAGCGTGTTCGTGCTGGTGGCTGTGATACAGATACACACAGGAAAAAATTTAACGACCTGAAAATCGTATCTCCCAAATCTAAAAATAATAATTGTCTGTTTGCCTGTATTCACCAGTTTTTGGATATCAAAAAGTATGGCGATGCGACACGCAGGGAACTTGGCATTGCTCTTGATACACCGATCCACATCAAGGATTTAACCAGGATTGCAAACTACTACAAGATCAAAATTGATTTGTACGATATGAACGCTGAACGCATAGGCGAGTATGGAAGCGGAGATAAAACTATCCATCTGCTACTTTTTATTACTGACGAGGATAAGGGACACTACGTTATGATTGAGGGCGAAACACATGTATGCGATGAGTGTGGTAAGTATTGGGTCAATAAACACAAATGTAATCTGCGACGCAAGATGTGGATTAATCGTATGAGCGGTAATCGCAGTGTCATACCTTCCAAAGTAGAACGTACTGAAAAATTTGATGATGAGAATATGCTTTACTTTGATTTGGAAACTTTCAAGCCCAATGGAAGCGATAAAATTATTCCTTATGCGGTAAGTTGGTATTCTGATAAAACCTATTACCAGGAGTATGGAACTCAAGCTTGGGAAAAATTTATTGCTTTCCTTATGGTTCAGAAGGACAAGATTGTTTGTGCGTATAACGGCTGTGGGTTTGATTTCCATTTTCTTATGGACGAACTCTTGAAGCGTGGAGATCAAATTGATAATGTGATTTTGAGTAATAATCGTCTGCTGACTTTCAAGTTCGGCGAGAATAATCGGTGCTGGGATATTTGCCTGTTTACTTTATCGTCGCTCAAAGATGCGTGTAAATCTTTCGGTGTCAGTGCAGAGAACGCCAAAACTGAATTTGACCATTTCAAGATTAAGTCGTGGGAAGATGTGTATAAGTATCGTGATGAAGTAGAGCCGTATGTGAAGCGTGATGTTCTCGGTATGAAAGAAGTTTTCGATAAGTTTTCCAGTATGTTGTATGAAGTGTTTAAGGTTCATATGACCGAATTCGTGACCCTGTCTTCTATGTCTTATGCTATTTGGACTACGTCTTTGAAGGAATTGGTGGAACTACCTGACACAACCAAATACAAGTTTATTCGTGAGAGTTTGTATGGCGGACGTACCTACCCTATGAAGCGTGAATTCACTTCCAAACATTATGACGAGATTGTAAATTCTAAATCTACGGACGAGCTGAAAGAAGTGTATAAGCGTATGGACGACTGGATTTTCAATGCTGATGCGACTTCGCTTTATCCTACGGCTATGGTGAATTACGAATACCCTATTGGTAATAGCGAATGGGTAGAAAACCCTGCTGACATATCCAGGATAGGAATTTACGATGTTGATGTAGAATGTAATACGAAATTAGTTGTGCCGATTCTACCGCAGAAAGATGGAAATGGTGGTATCAGCTGGAATCTCAAACCTCGTCGTGCAGTTTATACTTCGCAAGATCTACAGAACGCTCTAAAATACGGATACACTATTACGAAGATACACAAGGCATTGGTGTGGGAAAAGCAGGGTGATATTTTTGGTGAGTACATTATGCGATGCTACAAGATCAAGGAAGAGAATGACGACAATCCTGTGCTACGGCAAATCGGTAAGATTTTGATGAATGCCTTGTATGGCAAGATGCTTGAACGAGCCAGGTTTGAAGAAACTAAATTGTGTAATAATATCGTAGATGTATGGGAGTTCAACAAGCAGTTCAGTATGACCGACGTACAATTTATCAAAGACAAGGTTGTTGTGATTGGTATGCCTATAGATGATGTAGTGAATGTAAAACGGATTCGCAAACCTTCGCAGATTGGAACATTCATATTATCATATTCACGCACCCATATGCTTAATGCTATGAGTGCGATATGCCCTACGCTTGACGAACATTTCTTTACTTACACTGACACTGACTCTCTCCATATCCATGCTTCTACTTTACCTGTGTTGGAATCAAAAGGTTGGCTGTCAAAAGGTTTGGGACAGCTGAGCGATGATGCGAAAGGCGGACGTATTTTTCGAGAAATCAATCTTGCTCCAAAACTCTATATGTATTTGTGCTTGATGCCTGATGGCAAGATTAAGAAATGTATGAAGTCCAAAGGTATTCCACAGCAGTACCTATCACCACACTTGTTTGAGAATGCTGACGACCTTGAAGATGAGGAAAAATTGATCGTGATGGAAAACCGATTGAAGAAAGTAAGCTTGGGAAAGAATTTACAACTGGCATTTCGCAAGTACGATGCGTTTTCCATACTGAGTATTGATATGGAGCGTACGTTTTACAAGAATATGTGGGGTGGCATGGATTTTGCAAATGGTCTGTGGACTCCTAAGAAATGACTTGAGGAATAAGGTAAGGACACTTTTCAAAAATGGGGGGTCTGTAAGCCAAAATAGCGAACAATTATAGAGCCAAAGTCCCAAGCGTTCATCGTCCCAAAAAATCGTCCCAGTAGAGAGCATACCAAACAAATGGAACTGACCCCCAGTAGTGTGCCGACCTACCCCAACGCTGTGATGGCTGATTGTATCGGCGAGTTCAGGGCGATAAGCCGATGGCGTGAATGGCTGACCCCTGCGATGTCTAAACACCTACGCTTCCTTGTAGCAAATGACGAGGCAGACGCTCACAAGAATTTTTACGAATTAGGATTTCTACGAGGTAATAGCAGTCATACTGCGAACGATGGCGACATAATTTTCAGCCCTGATATGATGTATTACACAACCGAAGTAAGCGGAGTGCGAAATCGCTATAAATTTGAGAACGGCAAAATGCGACACGAGCCATCAAACTGCTGGTATTTGGTCTATCGTAGATTACAGACGCAGTCATTCGTGAGATACAGACAGGTAAGAAATACGACCCAAGACCAACTGCTCCGTGATAATACCGAATGCCCCTGCTGTCTTGACCGACTGGAAGGTCTGCTCTTCCACTGCCCCAACGAACACCAAATTGATTTCAAATGCTTTGATAATCTCGTCAGCCCAAAGAAATGTCCCACCTGCCGTTCAGGTTATAATTTAGACCAAGTATCACGCTACAACGCCACAAAGACGGCAAAAGAGGTTATATCACGAGAGATACACTTTACAGGTTTGATGATACAGCGTGAGCGGAAGTTCTGCGGTTTTTTCAAGGTTATGATACAATACCAATCCATTAGCGAACTGATAAGTGCTGGGCTATGGTATTACCTTGACGAGCGACACCTGCCCCTGCTGGAAAACAGAGGCGACCATTCGGTCTTCACACCTGCCCTGATAGATACTCCTGCCTACACTGACTTCTTCGCTTACCTATTAAGCGACAAATTCCGTTCTACCATATTCACGAATGCCCTACGCCAATGTCCTACCCACACTTACGACGAAGCCGATTTCCTGACCCATTTGACCGAGCAACACGGAGCAGGTGCGATGAATATCCTGACCGAAGCCACGAGAGGTAATGGCGACGAGCGACGGAAGTTAAAGTTCCAAACCTATTTTGACTTCGTGTTCCGCCGATAGTGTAACCATCACCCGAAGAAGGAACCTGGGTTGCCGTGTAGCGCTCCTCAACAACCGATGACCCCGTGAGGCGATCCTTCAGCATGGCAAAATCAGGAACTACCTCCTCAACACGAGGCATTAGGAATGGAACTGTGAGTGCCGACATTTTTGTTTATAAGCATAGGAAATAAAAATGGGAACTTGGAATGAAAATACATTTTAATTAATCAAATTACTGCTCCTGCTGTAGTTAATGCTTTACCTACAATCGCTGAACCTCCAGTTTTTGAACCAATATAAGTTCCTGCTCCCTTGAGCCCTTCTTTCAAAGCTCCCTTGAAATCACCATTCTTAAGTGCTTCTGTTGAATTTAGGGCGGCATTACCAATATTTCTCATATCATCTGCACTCATACCTCCATAAATTGGTATTTTGTTAATACCCTTCTCGGCGAGTCCTACGATATTACCAAGAACAGGAACCTCTTTTATCTTTTCGAGAAGAGGGTTCTTGTAGTTAATCATATCACGACCGTAATTAATACCAGTCTGTACGGCACCCTTTATATCGCCTTGTAAAACTTTAGTTCCTGCTCCTACACCTGCGTCAATGCCTTTAAGTGCATTTGTCGCTGCCCAGCCTATAGGTGTATACTTTTCAACGCCTTCAGCAAGTTTACCGAGAACAGGAACACTTTTCACTTTATTCCACACATTTTTGCCGAAAGATTTTACTTTCTCCCAGCCTGTAGCGATTTTATTTCCTACCCAAGCAGCACCTTCCTTGATTTTAGATCCAAGTGCTCCCATTTTTAATTATTGATGAGAAAACTACTGAGGTAGATACCTATCTACAGTTCTAGCAACATTAATTAGTCGTCCAGGAACAGAAGGATCAATTCCAGTCTTCTCCTTAAAGAACTTACCAGCAGCGGTTTCTCCCTGACTAATCAGTTCAGCAGCAGCGGTTCCAACTACAGGAAGATTTGCAACCGTTCTCTTAACAGCTTCATAACCACCCTTTATCTTGTCAAACAGACGCAGTCCGAATCCAAGACCTCCCTTTACTTTACCTAGAAAACGCTTGGCACCCGAAAACATTCTACCGAGAAATCCCATCTTCTTTTTTATCTTCTATCCTATAAACTTTATTTAACGTCCTAAAGCGTTCTTTAGGTGGTCTTGTATAATCAACAATCAAGTGTCCGTAGTCATCTGCGGATTTAATATGCTTGTAGATATTCACAATGTCATCTGTAGACGCAAATTCGCTCTGATGTTCGTCAGCTATTTCTTCTAACATCTTTTTATTCACGCCCATAACTACCAGGTGTGTAACATTCGTCATACGGCAATTACGATTGATATGCTTGTAAACCTGTGATGTAATTATAATTGATATACCAGCATTTCTTCCACTGCAAAACACATCGTCAATAATATTCACACTATTTTTATTTACAAGACCTTTTGAAGAATAGTCGTCAAAAATTAGAAGAAATCTGTAATACCGTAATCCATCATCTTTACGCTGTTTCTGTATTATGCGTATTTCATCTACAATATTCTTTATTTGCTCTTCGTCAAACTTGTTGTACACTTCAACATTCTTTATTTTCTTGAACTGGTCGTTGTAGCGTGGCGAACCATTCCAAACTAAAATTTTATCAAAGAAGTCTTTGTACATATCAGGACTGCTAATTAATGTATAAAGAAAGCTTGATTTGCCACCACCTGAACTTGCTACCATAACTGAACGGAACGGGTGACCAAATAACCGCTTATCTAATCTTTCAACTTTTAGATCCCTAGTTTCAGTATCAACTGGCATTGGCAGGATTTTGAGCTCCTTCGGTTGCTTGGGGTCCTTGGTTTCCATTTGTCTTATACACAGATTTTTGTAATGAGGTATCTACTACTCTTGCTATATCAGTTATTCCTTTGACAAGAGGTTTTACGTAGCCAGGTAGCTCAGCTACGATTTGGTTTATATTTTGGTATACGAATTTTTCGATTTTAGGTGTAAGCAAACCATTTGCTTTCATTATTCCTATCAGGAAAAGCTGACAGTTGTTTGTGAATACATCATACGTCAAAAACTTTTCTGCTCCCATACTTTCACGTGTTTTGTCAAGCATTTGATTTAGTGTAAATGTTCCACCAGGAGATACAAACTCGGATTCAAGGCAAGGTTTCGTGTAGTATGACAAATTGATTGTTTGGTTCTTTTCAATCATCAATGTTTTTCCACCAGCGTCAAACAACATGTATAAATGAAAGAATGTATCAAAACCATACTTCTTCTTCAGTTCAGCAAACTTTCCTAGCGAAACAGCATTGAGCAAAGATTCTGTATTGGCACTTACAACATCACGGCAAACACGTATATTCGTTACAATATCATTTCCGCATTGTGCAAGAATCGCCTGTACAGCAGGAGTATAACCTTGTTTGCTCTGTGTATCTACTTGCCGTATATCTTCTGCTTTAGGTAGGTTTTTAATTACACGCCTACCGAAAGATTTTGCACTTTCATACGCTTTTCCAAGTAGTCGCCTTATGTATTTGAACATATCTTTATAATTTAAATCTCTTTTTAAAATCTGCCACGCTATCCTTGAAATCAGGTAGATTCCATAATATCCAGCGAGATAGAGCACCAGGAGTCGTAGGATCATTCCAATCCTCATTTTTCTTATGGCGTTTTAGATATAGTTCCTTACGAGCTTCATCTTTATGAATTGTATAATCTTCCATACCCTTCGCCCCAAATGAAACAACTAGTTCGTCCCTGCCACACTCAACTTTCTCTTTGGATTTACAAGGGCAGTCTTTCGCCCTAAACACAGCATCAAACTTTTTCTTAGGATTCTTGGATTTATCAATTCGGCACAGCCTCATCATTTTATTATATTCCCATAAATATAAAATGAGTGAGGAGAAGAAGACGCATGGTGAGGAATTATCTGATTTGCTTTATGGATTACAGATTACGGTCAAAATTATGGAGGGTTTAACTAAGGAACATGACGCAGGTCAGCGTACTCAGGAAGACTTTGAAGCACGATGGAAGGTAAATACTCAGCTTTATCTTCGCAATCTTTCTAAAGTAAAACCGCTCGTAGAAACTTTTATTACTAAGGGTTTTGATAAGTTTACACCTATTCCTGCGGAAAAAATCGAAGATAAAGATAATAAAGACGAAAACGATGTTGTGGCTCTGCTTTAGTCCTGATGATGTTCTTGAGCCAATTGTGGTTAATACTTCGCCTAAACCTCTTAAGACGAAGCCTTAGCCTTGACGAGCCAATTCTTTATTTCTGCGGTATTCATAATATGCTAGATTGTGAGGGCTATCCAAAGGTTCATTATCTCTTAATTTCATTTCTCGTTGAGGTCGGTTTGCTTCCTTCTCTAAACGTGCCTGTTCTTTTTGGGCATTTCGGGTCGCCTTTTCCTCTTGACGACGACTAGCATTTTGCTCTTTGATTGTCTGCCTGGCAGCTTTGCGTCGCTCTAATGTTGCTTGTTTATTCGCAGCCAACTGCTCAGCACTCAACTTTGGTCGTCCTCGCTTTGCTGGTGGCTTTACAACCGCCTTTTCAGTTTCTGCTTCTGTTTCAAATGTAGGAACAGTTACTTTTTGAGCCTTTTCACGAACACGGCGTACAGGTGGTTCTTTGAGAATTTTGGCAGCTTCCTTTTCAGGTACAGGATCAGGTATTTTCATTTTCTTGTCCTTCACATACTTCTGCTTATACACTCGTGATGCTGGGGTCTTTTCGGGTTCTAGTACATCACGTAGAAACGCATCTTTTACCAATCGCTTCTTACCAATTTCATTTTTACGTTTTACAAGTAGTTGAAGCTCACCCTTAGAATATTTTCCAAGTTCCTTTTCTTTCATGCACAAAGGATATTCGCCTTTGGCAATAGGTTCGTTTCCACAGGCAGTTGGGTTCTTAGGATCACGCAAAGCACTTTTAACATCTACCCACTTTTCTTTACGCCAAGTTTTCAGTTCGCCTGGATTCTTACCTTTGTACGCCGCTTTCTTGTCGCCATACTTTTCTTCAAACGCCTTTTGGTAATACTTGGTATAGCCCATTGAGCGATACGCACTCGGTTTCTTGTATGATTTATTCACCTCTGCGACGACCTTGTCGTACAATGCTTTGTCCGTCGGTTCTGTCATTCCTTGCTTTACTTATCTCGCCCCAATATTTTTAATACGATTTTATTTTCTTGGAAGTAATACAAAACAAGATGACAGCCCCTCTTCCTATGCGTTTCTTCAATCCGATCAAGGATCTGTGTCAGAAGGTTAACCTAGATTACGAAACTGTAATTGCTACAGGTGGTCTTTGCACGACTACACGCAACGCCTTAATCAATGCTGAGATAGCTAAGCCTATCCAGGAGTATACGAATGAAGAGCGTAAACTGGTTAAAGAAAAAATAAAGGAGTTTAATAATAAATATGGAATTCACGGACGAGATGTTGAGGTCGGAGATGGAAAAGTCACGGTCCGAGATAAAGGGATTGAGCGGTACACTATGGGGGCTACTGTTGAGTATATACGCCCTGACGATAGCAAAGTGGACGAATCCTCCTCTCTACGAACTGGCACATCGGATGAAAAATCTGCCGAGTCGTTCATCACAGGAGCAACAGGACCAGTCCCTCTCATCGCATCAATGTATTCAAAGGACTCAATCAAGTTCCTCAGACCCCAAAATGCTAAGTGGGTACCAGGAAACGCCCAATCAAAAATGTTGTAAAGACGATCCTTCTGATACTGAAGATTTAATGGATACTAAAAGTAACAAAATAAAATTACGAGTGTAAATATAAAAACTCACTATGGAGAAATGGAAGCACAATCAACAGATTTTGCATCTCCGTGAACAACTTCGGCTTATCAATCGTGAGATCTATTTCAAGGAACAAGAGGAAAAACGACGGATAGCCAGGTTCAACCACTTTAATCAATCATCAAAAAACGAACAATAAACGAACAATAATTTTCTACATCACTTATAAAAATGAGTGACATAGAGGAAGTTGTGCTGACTAAGAGTTCTGCTGTGAAGCCAAAGAAGGATACAAAGCCCGAGATCGCACGTCAGAAAATGAAGGAGAAGCGTGAGCGTCTAAAGAAGGAAAAGGAAGATGCTATGATAAACGAAGCAAAACGTCGCCTGGCAGAGGATTTAGAATCTAAGAAACTCGAAGAAAGTAAGAAGAAGAAGGAAGAGGAAGATAAACTCAAGAATGATCCTATCTACCAAATTCGTATGATGTTGGAGAAACTTACTACTCCTCCGCCTCCGCCTGTTGTAAAAGGCAGGTTAAAGCGACAGACTGCACAACCATCTGAATCTGTTTATGTTGAACATGAATCTGATGCTGATTCTGAAAAGGAAACTGAAACCAATGTTGAAGTTCCTATCATTCCAAAGAAGCGTGTATATAAGAAAAAGGAGCCGAAGGAAGTAAAGCAGCCACTACCAAAAGCATCAAAGCCTCCACCGAAAACACGTGCTCCTCGTAAAAAGAAGGTTACTATAGAGGAATCACCAACTAATCAATTTTATGGAACTGCTCCTGAAGCCGAACCTCAGCAGATTTATTATGAACCTACGAATCCCCTCTTGGAAAAGATGGCACAGCGAAGGCGTATGGGTAGTTATTATTAATTACTTCATCTTCTTTGTTGGGGCAGCCATCTTCTTGTAAGTGGTCGCAGCCTTCTTCAAAGCAGAGCTGTA